ACCTCCTACGTAATGCGAAAACGTCTCTTGATGTCGTCGTCGCGGTTGGCCGTCGCACTGGGCGCGCTGCCGCGTCCGGCGTCGGCGTTGATGGATGGCGGCGGAGCCGTCGGCTTGACCAGTTGCGGCCATTTGCCCAGCAGCGCCTTGAGGTGCTTCTCCGGGTTCTCCGGTTGGCCCGTCTCCGGGTCGTACTGAATATCATCCAGCTTGACCAGGCTGGCCGCCAGCTCCCCGTCCAAGTTCAGCCGTTGCGCTGCTTGAGCGACGGCCCACTTGACGCGTTCGCTCTTGAGCGTGGCTTGCAACTGCTCGATCTGCTTGGTGGCCTCCTCGTAACGCTTGGTCACTTTCTCCAAGTCACCGAGCTTGGCCTGCTCTTGCTCCTTTTGCACATCCTCCAGCGCCTTGAGTCGCGTGCGATAGGTCGCCGCTTCTTTCCGTAGCTGTTGCACATAGGCGCGGTCGAATGTTTCGCCGTCGCCCTCTACCGGCTGTGCTGCTGCCGTCGTTGGCGATTCTGTCGCCTCCGTTGTGACCTCCGGGGTCGTTGGTTCCGTCATGATTCCGGTACTCCTATGTATTTAGCCCTCTAGGCTGTAGCGGCCTGTTTGTTGGCCTGCCTACTCACAAATGATTGTCGTTGCGCCGTCGTCCAAGTGCGCCTGAGTTCCAATTCCTTGAACGTGGCCACCCTTGGCGAGTCGCCCCACGTGTCCGAGTGCGCCGTCTTGCGTAAGTCGGATAGCCCGAACTTGTGGCCCTTCCAGCCGTTGAATAGCTGCTCACCCATCATGTTCTGCTGCTGCTCTTCGGGCAGGCTCTTGAACCAGTCCTGGCCATTCTCCCATTGCACCTGTGGGCCGATGGCCAATATGGGAATTACTGTGCACCTTCCGTTTGGGTGATCGGATAGCTCCTGCGCGCTATCGAACACCTCCCCATCGCTCATGAGACAAGCGAGACACGTCCGCGTGTCGTGGGTGGCCAAGCGCTTGAAGCCCTTGACGATGCCCGATTCCCTGTACTGCGCTGTGCTCGCCATGCGGAACGCCCGCAGTTGCTCCGTGCGTGCGATGGTCAGCGCCCTGTCCAGCCCCATGTCCATGCCGCGCGCCATGTTGTAGGCCGTTTGGCGCGGGTTGATGCCCAAGGCGGTAGACTGGATAAGCTGCTTGATAATGCCGTCCATGGCGTCGGGGTAGGCTTTGGCTAGCAGCGCCCTGAGCGGCGATCCATCGCCGGCCAGGCCCACCATGTTTTCGATGGCCTCCACGGGCAAGCGATTCCAGCCCAGATTGATGCCGCCCGCGCCCGTCTGCGCCATGAGCGAGTCCCACGCGCCGCGCAGGCCCATCTCGCCATAGTATTGCTGCTCGGCTTCGATGAATGGCAGGGCATACTGGTTGGTGTAGTTGTCCAGCTCGCGCTCTACCTGGAGGTGTAGCGCCTTGTACCTATCCATGCGGTACAGCGCGCCCTCGCTGATAGTCTGCCCCGCGGCCTTCCTTGCGGCCATGTCGTTGGCCAGCAGTTGCATGCTATCGGTCAGACGCATTTCGATTTGCGCGTACTGCCGCGCCATGTCGGCCATCTGCCGGGCCTCGCGCAAGCGCAAAGCCTCCTTGTACTGGCGCAGAATGGTCACGACGAGCGGGTCAGGCATTGGGTGCCTCTCCCATCATGTCCTGTGCCGCTGGGTTCTGCCCTTGGTCAAACTGCGCGCGCGCTTGGTCAAGCAGCGCCGTCGCCATGGATGTGCGCTCCGCATCGGCCTTCTTTTTGTCCTTCTCCAGTTGCGCTATCTCGGCCTCTGTCCAGCCCAGACGCCGCGCCGCGGTGACGAGGGGGATACCCGCTTCCACGTACTGCTTGAGCGCCAAGCCCATCGCCGTTTCGTCGGCTACAGGGTCGGTGGGCAGTTGCGCGGCGTGCCACTGGGTAGACACGGGCACGTCCTCGATAGCCCCCGCGCCGTAGAGGTTGTAGAGCTTAGCCGATAGGCCGATGATGTTCTCCCAGACGTTGCCCCAAACGTCCTGGCGCCGCTCGCACTTGAACACCAGGCCGATCTCTTGCTGCTTGAGCGACTCACCCGAGGGCTGGTCCGCGCCCGTGGGGTGGAATAGGTACTGTGGTGTGCGCGTGATGCCCGCGGCGGTCTCTACCCAATACTTGGATGTAGCGATCATGGCAGCAGGGTCGGCAGCCTCTAGCGCGTTGAGCCGCGCGTTGGCGTCGGTAAAGCGCAGCAGGCGCCCCGGCGATAGCGTCAGGCCCTCCTCTGTGCCGTCTGTGCCGATCTTGGGCGGCACGCCGGATACCGCGAGGATGCGAAAGCCCGCGGTGTCGGTCGCCGCTATCAGATCCAGGTCGGCCTTGTTGAGCATGTCCTGAATGGGCATGAGCTGCGCCAACTCCGAACCGCCGGGGTTGGCAAACTCGAATACGGGCATGCCCAGCGGCGTGCCATCTCGGTCAAGCCAGGGGATAGGCCAGGGCTCGTCTTTGGCATCCTTGAACTCTTCCCATTGCGTGCCGCCGATGCCCTCGTTAGAATCCTTGGTGCTGATGTACTTCTCCACGCGATCGGGAAAGTACAGCGTCATGCGCGTGCGCCCGTTGTTGTCCGTGTTGTACGGGTCGTACACTTGCCACTTCTTGACGGCGAATAACGCGGCGCCCGTGTCCGGGTCAGCTTGGTACTTGACGCCTGTGGTCCCATCCCAAACGGTGTTGAGCGACCAACGCGGCGCCTGCTCTAGCGCGTCCCAATCCACAATGATGTAAGCCGAACCATCCCTGAGCGCGTTGCCGTATACGTCATCTTGCCCGGCGTCCATGTGGTTAGCTTCCCACCATGTAGAGGCCCATTGCGACGGGTCGGCGTCCTCCGCTAGCTCGATCTCTTGCAGCAGAGCGAACTCTTCCACGACCAAGCGCTCAGCCACGGCGTCGATAACGAGCTGGCACATATTATGGGCATAGAGGTGGTCGGCGTCCTTGGCCTGGAGGCCGATGAACTCCTGCTGTCGTGGGGTGAGGTACGTGGGATGCTCGCCCTTGGCGTAGTCGCGCACGAGGCGCACCATCGCGGCATCGTCCGCTTCTTCAGCGTCCGTCCATTTCAGGTATGCGATTCTGGCCTGTAGGTTGTAATCGACTGGCATAACGCCCCTTACATGGCGAACGCGGACACGCCGAAGGTGTGGCTAGAGTTATGGTCGCCAGAATCCACGATGGCCCAGCGCGCGCGGATAGCGTTGCCGAACACATAGGGCCGCACGGCGCCCGAAGCCGCATCGCTGGTGACGTTGGTCACGGTGGCGGCTGCGCTAGCGCTGTCCAGTATGGCGACCTCTTTAGCGGCGCCGCTCGCATCGCCGGCCCTTTGCGTGAAGTGAATGGCGTTGACCCAGGTCGTTCCGCCATCCGGCGATAGGTCGACATACACGTCTAAGGTGTCAGCCGCGGCGGTAAGCGATGCGTCGGCGATGGACAGAAGCACCACGTAGCGCGAGCGCCCCGAGGCGACGTGCACGGTTGTTCCGTTGGCGCTGGCTGTGCGTGCCGCGCTGGCTGCCAGGGTGATGGTCTCGCCTGCAAACTGTACTGGTTGTGGCATTGCTAATACTCCAGGCTAGAAGCTGCGTACATGCCCTCGGCTATGCGGTGCAAGGCATAGACAAAGGCGTCCACTTGGTCGTCGTGCGCTCCCGTGGGGAAGCGGATAAGCTCGTCCAGTAAATCGTCGGCCCAAGGCGTTTGTGGGAACACCACGCGCCCCGCCTCACAAAACGCTGTCACTTGGTTGGCCCGTTCGACCTTGGTACGCCCGTGCGTTGGCTCTGCGATAATGGGCAAGTTCGTTTGCCCCCGTAGCGTTTGCACGGCGCTTGTTCCTGAGCCCTTATCTTCCACTAGGATAGCGTCGGGAGCCCATTGCATGGCCTTCTGTTGCATCCGGCGTATTAGGTCCGGGTAGGCCACGGTATCGCGCCAAGCGTCCAGCACATAGATCCCTGTGCTGTGTGCCGCCAAGGTGATGCACGCGCTGCGGTCGTTCTCTTGACCCTCTTTGAATGCGGTATCCCATGCCTGAATGACTAGCGTTGCATTCTGGCGCTCGATAGGGTTGCGGCGGGCGAACCACCCTGTCTTGAACGTGTTACCACTGGGCGGCTGCGGCCTCTGTTGGTACAGCGCATAGAATGAGCTTTTGAGCACGCTCTGTATGTCGGCCAGCGCCTTTTCGTCGTAGCGGGCAGGGCATAGCGCCTCGCCCACCTCGCGCCACAGCGGGTCGTTCTCCTCCGCCAGCGCAGGCAAGGACACGACTGTCCAGTCCTTGGCGTTGTCGCTATTCAGGATGCGCCCGGCTAGGTCGTCCTCGTGCCAGCGGGTCTGAATGAGGATGATCTGCCCGCCTGGCTCCAGTCGCGTGTACAGGTCGTCTCTGTACCAGTCCCACACGCGCTCTCGGTATGCGTCGGACTCCGCCTCTTCCCGGCTCTTCACCGGGTCGTCGATGATGACGATGTGGCCGCCTTGCCCAGTAATGCCCGCGCCTACGCCGATGGCCCTGAGCCCCCCGCCACTGGGCGTCTCCCAGTCCTCGACCGCTTGGCGATCTGGGGCTAATGCGATCCGCGTTTCCGCGATGCGCCGCGCCTTGCGCGAAAACTTGTTGGCCAGGATCTGGTTGTAGGCGCCGATGATGATGCGCTCGCTCGGGTTCTGCTCCAGGCGCCACACGGGATAGCGCACCGTGACCATCTCGCTCTTGCCGTGCCTCGGCGGGACGAACAGCATCAGCCGGTTGATTTCTCCGCTCGTTATCTTGTCAAGGTGCGCTTGGATGTACCGGAGGTATTTCCAGTTCCATGTAAAAGAAGGCGTTACGATGGGCAGCCACGCCGAAAAGTCAGCGTGTGCCTCCGTGCGCCTTCCCTGAGCCTGTGCGGTTTTCTGTGCCGCCCGTTTCTGCGCCTTCCATAGCGCCAAGGAGGGCGGCAAGGTCCAGCTTTGCTCCATCCGTCTCCGACTGTGCGAACTTTAGCCAGTCCAGCGCGTCGCGGTCTGTCTGGATACCGTCGTCCTGTACCTTTTGGCGTACCACCTGCATAGCGATGCGTAGACGCTCCGCGCGGCTAGCAATGCCTACCATCAAGGAGAGGCGGTCAACCTCGACAGAGAACTCAAACTCGGCAGCCCAGCGCTCTACCGTGCGCCGCGTTACACCTGCTTGTGCGGCTGCCTCTGCCTGGGTATAGCCTTGCGCTAGAATCATCGCGGCTCGCTGTCGTTTTGGCGTCCAATGAAAATCCGTCATTTTTCCGACACCTGCCGCGTTTGCGCCCCCACTCCCGTTTAATGCGCCCCCTGGCCCGGCGTGATAGCTACGGGCCAGCACCCGAGAGACACAAAAAAGCTGTGCCCTTCAGAGCACAGCTTATCATGTAACGTTTGCAGTTAGTGCAATTTCAAGTTGCACCTAATGCAATTAGGGCTGCATTAAGCGCCAGCGCACCTCGCAAACGAGCGGGAGCCCGAGCTTGGCCGATAGCGTGCGGAGGTCTCGGCATATCGTGGCAGCAGACACGTCAAAGCGCTCCGCCAACTCCGCCGCGGTATAGGTGCCGCCCTCCATGAACATGCACCGCATAGTGTATAGGCGCTCCGCGCGATACCAGTGATCCCGTGTTACCATGATCTGCTGCGATGCTGCCATGCGTGTCTCCTATGCCCCAGAATCTAGCGTTCCGTCACACCCGACAGCGCAACGTCAAACTGCGCCGCCAGTTGCGCCTCGATGTCGGCGCAGGGCCCCTCGCCCAAGTCGCAGCGG